GCCACAATGCCGACGCTGGGGAGGCTGCTGTTCAAACCGCCAAGCAGCGCGGTGCCAGTGAAGAACGCTTTGTCAAACGCGACCGACTTCGTGCCGGCGCCGCTGCTGACAGCTCCCACCGACTGCTCAGTTCTGCGCTGGAAGGTGGCCTCGTAACCGAGTTGGTCGATCAGGATGTTCTGTGCTGGATCGTTGCTGACCAGCTCTGCCTTGAACTGGAAGCCGCGCCCCAGGAAGGTGCCATTAGCGAACTCCTGCCAGCCGGACCATGTGGGCGTGCCAGCCGGGTCGTCGTTGGTGCGGCGCAGGTACAGCTTGCTGTTCACCTTGTCCACGATGGCGCCATCCCAATCCGACCAGGAGTCAACCTCACCCGTGCGGCTGTCGACCAGATCGTTCGGGTAGAAGCCGGCCGTCACGAAGTAGCGGCTCAGGTCAAGGGAATAAGCCGCGCCGAGGTCGAGGGTGTTGGCGAACTCATAGGTGCCCAGCGGCTGCACGGCACCCAGGTAATCCATACTGCTGATCAGGTCAAAGTCAGCGATGGCATCCAGTAGCGCGTCACCGTCGAGCACCAGCGCATCAAACTCGTCGCTGTAGAAGACGTCAGTCCTGTTGCCCTGATACGGCGGCGAGTCGGCATCCTCGCGGCGGCTTTGCACCAGCAGGTTGCCGAGCGCATCCGGAAAGTCCACGATCACGCTGGCCTCGGTCGGGCTTTGGCGGCCGCCGTCATCCTCGAACTTGACCAGGATCTCGCCTTCGACCAGCGGCACGATCGCTTCGGTGTTGTAGCCGGCGACTGCAGGGATCAGGTCAACGCTGTTGCTCCAGGTGCCGGTGCCATCGGTCAGGTTGGTATGGCGGATGTGGACACGGCCAGCGACGCGGACATCTAGGTCAACCGTGGCATCCCAGCGCAGGCGGGCGCTGTTGGCGCTGATCGGTTCGATCGTCAGGTTCTGGACATTGCCCGGCGGCGCGGTCTTGCCGACCAGGTTGAAAGTGGCTGTAGCCGGGTTGCTGACGCCGCCAAGGCTGTTGATCGACTGCACCCGGACCTGCAGCGTGCCAGCGTCTAACCCCTCGATGCGGGTGCTGGGGCTGTTGGTCTCGATCTGCGACCAGTTGTTGTTGCCGAGCCGATAGATCACCCGGTAAGACTGCACCAGTTGCGTCGGCGGCACCCAGCTCAGCTCAAATGCCGTGCGGACGTTCTGGCCGTCGGTGTACAGGTGCTCTGTGCCGGTCAGACCGGTGGGTGATTGCGGCAGTGCCGACAGGTTGGTGATGTCCCGCGTCTGCAGCTTGATGTTGGATTCGATCGCCGCGTAGATGCTGCTGTTGTACGCCAGCGCGGTCACGCCGTAGATGCCATCCTCGGCCTCGGCCACGCTGACGACCCGGAACTGCTGCGTCTGCAGACCGGTGTCTTGGATGATCCAGATGCTCTCGGCGTTGGGCGCTTCGCTGAACGCACTGGTCACGGTGACCACGCCATTGCTCAGGCTGCTGATGTTGCGGGTCTCGGCCAGGCCGGTGGGCAACAGGACGCTGATCGTGGGCGAGCCGCCGAGCGTGATGCCGGTGGCGCTGTCAAGTGTGACGGTTGTGGTTGTTGCTGCTTTGATGCGACCGCCGCGCCTGCTGCCGGCTTTCATCGGATCGGCCACGTCGATCACCATGCCAGGGCGTAGCACGATGCCCGAGTCAATCGACACGGAGAAGGTGCAGGTCTCGGTCAGGTTCTGCTCGGATAGCAGCGCCCACTTACCAGCACGGTGCGCCTGCCCTTGTGAGTAGCAGCCGACTGCCTTGATGTCCTTATTGATGATGCCGTACTTGGCCACGGCTGCCGCATCCTCGACGTACTCGTAGGACACTTCACCCAGGTTGTCGTAATCCTGGTAGGCAACGGTTGCCGTTGTGTGCCGTGCCTTCTGCGATGAGCCGCTGTAGTTGAACAAGCCTTCAACCACGTTGGCCGGGGTTAGCAGATACTGCGAATCAGAGGGCTTGTCCTGCAGCACGACCATGGCGCCCGCGCCGTAGTAGGCAATGCCACGGAACAAGGCGACAAACTCCTGAATGACGTTGTAGACCTCGTCCCTGCTATTGATCAGCATGTTGCAGCTGAAGCGGGGCTCCTGACCGCCGCGTCCGTTGCTGACCAGCGCGTTGCAGTATTGGCTGATTGCGTAGAAGTCGTAACGGTCAAGGCTGCTGGTTGGAATGCTGGCGCCGTAACGGGTGTTGGTCAGCAGATCCCACAAGCACCAGGCTGGATCCGATGTCCAGGTAGCAGCGCCAAACGTGCCGTCCCAGACGCCTGAGTAGGTGACGCGGCCGAGGTGGGTGGTGGTGTCAACCGTGGCATTGCTTGGCAGTTGCACCTTGATGCCGCGCACCAGATACTTGCGGGCTGGGATGCCTTTGAACTGGCGGCTGTCAAAGCGCAATCCAACGAGTGCGCTGTTGGGGTAGCGGAACTTCTCGTCGATGATCTCGGTGTAGCTGAACCAGAAAGTGCGGTTTTGCCTGCGGGCGCTGGTCTCATCAGCACTGATGCGCTCCAGCCTGATGTCAACAGGGAACGCGCCGGCAAGAGTAAGGATGTAATCGCGCTGGTAGGCGTTAGTTGTTTTGCCGCTGATCGTGTCTTCAAAGACGGTTGTGTAGCCGCCGCCGTTGTACTGCACCCTGCAGCGGATGCTGACGCTGTGACCGATGATGTCGCCATCATCCTCGATGATCTGCAGCGCTGGCACCTGCACCGTGATCCGGGCACGATCAACGTCTGAGTTTGTGATTTGCCGAGTGACGGATGCAGCAGCCGTGATCTCAACGTTGACGGCCTGTTCTGACTCGACACCAGTTCCCGGGATATAACTTTGCGCTTGCGTGCCGGTGCGGGTGACGACTGTGTAGCCAGTAAAGTTGTCAGTCCCGCTACTGCTTTGGACTGGCGTGCCATCCAGATAAATGCCCTTGGCGCCGCCCTCGATGCCTTGAATCTCGCCTTCGCTGATCAGGTCTAGGACGCTGGCGTATTGGACTGACTGCAGGCTGTCGTCAGCTTCCGATGGGACGTGGGTTGACCCACCGCCACCGCCGCCCTTGCCGCCACCGCCGCCGCCACCGCCGCCGCCTTGGATTGCGATCATTGTCATTGGCCTTTGGTTCCTATGAAACCTGCAATGAGCTGCTGGAATGTAATCGGTCCACCTGAAGTATCACCCGACTTCAGTTGCGCCACGTCAAGGCCACTGGACAAGACAGCCGAACCAACGAAGGCGCGACCATAGACGATCGGCACCGGCAGCCCTTGCTTGCTGGTGTTGACAATGCCGCTGAACGTGAACGACTCCAGGCGAGCAGCTTCCTTGCCGCGTTGCAGCGCTGAGATGTCGGGTTGCGGGGACAGCATCTGCGCGACACCGCCGAGAATTAAGCTTGCACCAACAGTCCCAAGCACGCTGCTGACTGCGACAGGAGCTGCCAGACCAAGCAGGCCAATTGTGGCGCCACCTGTCACAAATGCCAACGCAACCAATCCGACGCCAGCAAGGATGCTGCCTAGTCCACCACGTCCGCCAGCACCAGCCAGCACCGGTGCAATGCTGAACACGTCCCGCTCAGACCATGGCAGCACGGCCACGCTGACATCCTCTTGTGTGATGCGCTCTCTGCCGACGGTGACGCGGAAGCCCATGCCGGTCTGCTCAGAGTCGATGAGCCACTTGTCCAGCCCAGGGAAGTTGACGCACAACGCCTTGATCGCCTGCGCGGGCGTGTCCACCTCGAACTCAAACCGACACTGGCCGAGTCGCTTGCGGAGTGCGCCGTAGACCTTAACGACTTTCATGCCGCAAGACCAGGGCGGTGCTCTTGACATAGTAACCGCCGAACACGTCGCGGCTACTCAATCGCCCCTGCACATGATGCAGGATTTGCTGATCACCCAGGTAGATCGCCGCATGGTTCGGCAGGTCTGAGAACAGTTGCATCAGGATCGCGTCGCCGTGCTGCAGTTCCTCGAACGGCACCTGCCTGAAGCCTTGTGAGCGGTAGCTGTCGAGGTACAGGTTCTCACCGCGCTCCCAAAACCGATCACGCCGGTCAAAGTCCGCCAGCGTCAAGCCCCACTCGCGGCTATACCAGTCCCGGACCAGCGAGTAGCAATCAACCACGCCGAAGACAAACTCGCGGCCGACGTAGGGCAGCTCAAACGCTGCAGGCTCGCAGCCGCCCCAGGCTTCGGTCTTGGGGTTGACGATCACCCACGGCAGGCCGCTGTTGTTGCAGCCGATCTGATCTGCTGCTGATGGCACCGGCTGCGTCACCGGATGGCTATGCACCACGGCCACGATCTCGCCCAGGTCTTCGGCTGCTGCGTAATCCGCCGGGTCCAGGATGAAGTGCTCGTCTGGTGTGGCGGCGATGTTGCGGCACGGGTAGTAGCGACGCCGGCCTTTGACCACATGGATCAGGCCGCAGCACTCGCGGGGATCCTCGGCCTGCGCGTGCGCCAGAATGTCGGCCTTGAGCGTGTCAGTCAGCCTCACTGAACGAGTCCCGCTCCCGGATAGCTGCCGAACGGCAACTCTGCCGTGGCGCCAAACCGCAGCTTGCAGCTCTCGACCCGCTTACCGCACACGTCAGCCGCCAGCGTGCCCACCGGCTGGTCGTTCACGTTCCAGTAGCTGCTGCCGGTGTAGCCGCATTCAGCGCCGCGATACTTCCATTGGCAGACGTTGGCGATGATCTGCCGCTGGGGCAGCATGACGCCGGCCAGGTCAAACTTGCTGGCCAGCTCGAACTCAACCAGATCGCGGTTCTCGTTGGATTTGCGATCGACGTACCAGATTTCCGTCGGGAAGCGGGCGTTGGGATCTGCCGCTGTCTCGCCGTCGAGGAACTTTTTCAACGTGCGGATCCGCCGCACCGTGGCGCCACCCAAGTCGTTGCCGGGTGTGGTCGCATTGACCAGCAGCAGCAGCGTGGTCATGTCGCTGAACAGGTTGCTGATCCGCAGCGTTGGCCGCGGCAGGCTGCCAGAGCTGCTGTAGTCGAACCCCGTCGCCTCAACTGGAAGCCTGACGTAGGTGTTGCCGGCAAAGACGATGTTGCCGGTGACGGCTGCGTTCACGCCGTTGTGCCAGTAGTACGTCGTGCTTGCACCATGCAGCGTGCTGTCTAGCTGCAGCTCAAACAACTCGATAATCGCATTCGGCGCCAGTACCGACAGTTCTTCGTAGACGCTGCTAATCGCTGCCCATGTGACCGTGCCATCTGCAATGGTGCTACCGATATCAGTAGGCCAGGCAGGCTGTGTGCTAGCTGATGTGCCTGCAACAGTGCAGCGAAAGACAAGCCCTGTGGCCTGTACGGACGTTGCACGGACAATTGCGCCAACGCTGTAGGCGGTGCTGCTAGCCCAAGCTGCGTATGCCATTAGGGCTCAAACACTTGGCGGAAGGTGGCGTTAATTATTGCCCTGCCGGTGTAGGGAATGGACTTGCTCCAGCTGTCGCATACCCACTTGTAGGCGGTTGACTCATCTGGTGGTGTCCAGTCAAATGCAGCCGCGTCAGCAGCGCGAGCATCAAGGAAGGCTTCAATAGTATCCGCATTGGCCTCGCTGATGTTGTTCCAGGTCAAGGACCACTCCTTGGGGTTCTGATTCAGGCCATAAGTCAGCCGCTGCTCGTAGCCATCGCCAAACTGCACCACACGCCGCTTGGGTGCGCTGCGCTTCTCGGCGCCATAGGTAGGACTGATCGCGGGAAAGGTAGCCATTAGCGGGTATTGGCGAGCAGGCCGCCGGGACGCTGTTGCTTGACGATCTCAGCCTGCACTGCAGCACCGACGATCCTACCGAGCTGATTGGCATTTGGCTCGTTACCTTCCACACTGGTGCCGCCTGCATCCACGTTGACCACCACGCTAACGGCACCGCCAAAGCTGCCGGTTGGTGCAATGCCGCCGCTGCGGCCTGGCATGAACAGCTCAGGACCCCGCTCGCCAACGAGGTATGGCTGGCCTGCGGTGACGCTGCCGCCTTTAGCTCGCGTTAGCAGCGATGGCATTGAGAATGCGTTTGGGTTGAATGAAACGCCAGGGGCAAAGCCACCGCCGACAGCACCACCACCGCCAAACAAACCGCTAATTGCATTGATGGCTTTTTGGATGACAAATACTTGCAGGAGTTGGTTGGCAATGTCGATCAACACGCCAGATGCAATCTGCCGCAGGCTGCTATTGAAATCTTGGCTGCCTTGAATCAATGCGTTAAAGGCAGATGTCATCCCTTGGCCAACCGTGTTGCTAATCCCGTCAGCTAGTGCCTGCTGTCGCTTTTGTTCTTCGGTTAGCTGCTTGGAGTATTCCAGCACTGAGGCATAGCCAGATGCTGCGGTTGTCAGTTTGGTGATGTATTCAGGCAGCGTTTCCTTGTTGCGCTGATCTTCAATCGTGCGCAGCCGCTCTGCATATTGCACCACTGCTTCAAAGATTGCCGCCTTGCGTTCATTAGGCCCCATCTCCTGCTGACTGGCCTGCAGAATTGCAAGCTGCTTATTGTAGTAAGCCTCTTGCTGCTCGTTCTGGGTGCGCTGAGCAATACCAAGCCGCAACCGCAACTCAAGCTCTTGCGCTGTGATGTCTTTGATTTCTTTAGCTTGCTTGTCAGCAGACTTGCCGCCACCACCCTTTGCGGCGCCGCCTGTGCCAGCACCTAATGGCGGAGCGGTAAATAATTTGTCAGCTTGTTTTGCACCTGCCTGCAGTTGCTTTTGAGCCGCAAGATTCTGATTTATCTTTTGCAAAATTGTGCCCTGTAGCTGAACAGCGCGATTTGCATTTGGATCATTAGGGCCAACGCTTTGCAGCAGGCGCTGGTATTGCTGCAAAGCTTGCAGGTTCTGCTGAATGCCTGTTTTATTTTTCTGAGATCCAACCTGACCAACGCCTTTGGCGATGTTGTCGACTGCTTGCGATGTGGCGCCGATATTCAAAAACTGACGGGCGCCTGCAACGCTCCTCGTAAAACCACCACCCCTGCCGGCAGACAATGCAGCATTGATCGCATCAACAACTGCAATCGCTTGATTGAAAATGGCCTTTAGCGCTGGGGTAAGCGCTGTGCCAATCCGTCGAGCTAGCGCAT